TACCGATCCAGCGAGTCGGTGATGCCCTGGGCTATGTCGTCCAGGGAGGTGTTCGCCCAGGCCGCCTGGATGACCGTGTTCGCGGCGACCGGCGGCAGGGGCAGCGTGTAGTTGCCGGAAACGCTACGAGGCATTCTGTTCTCCGTTCATTCTCGAAGGGCGGCGATCATGGCCTGGATGGCCGGGTCGGCGTACGGCCCGAGAAGCTGCTGACCCCGGGACTCCCCGAGCAGCACGCGGGCACCGGGGCCCGACGTCGCCAGCCACGCCGGAAGGCTCGCGCCCAGGCCGAGCGCCATCTTCATCGGCGACTGCAGGGCGGATCTGCCCGCCGTGCCGCTGTCGGGGATCGTCTGGGTGAGCGTGCGCGCCGCCGGGTCGAGCAGGTCGTCGTACCGGCGGGTGACCTGGGTCCGGTCCTGCTTCGCCAGGGCCTTGCGGAGGGGACTCGGCATCGCAAGCTCGTCGGCCCGCCGGCTCGCCACCTCGTTGATCGGGATCATCCCCCGGTAGGCCCGGTTCGCGGCGTTTAAACGCCCGGCCTCGACCGCCGGCATGCCGCCGCCCTGGGCCCAGCCCTGGCGCATCGCCACCTTGATGTCGTTGATCGCCTGCCCCAGCACCCGGTCGTGCGGGCTCCCCTTGAGGTAGTCGCGGGAAAGGCTCCCCAGTTCGCTGTCCAGTTCCTTCAGGCCCCGCCCCTGCAGCAGGCTGTACTGGCTGAAGTGCTTGTCCCACAGGCCGGTCAGGATGTCCCGGTACTCGGGGATCAGCCTGGGGTTCTGCAGCGCGGCGTTGTACGCCTGGGCGGCCTCGAAGATGCCGCCCGGGTTCGCCCGGATGTGCGGCACCGCCTGATCGTAGGCGTCCTCGATGGCGTCGTTCGCCGCCCGCACCGTGCGCAAGCCCGGGGTTCCCGTGGCGCGCTCGATGGCCCGCTCCTGCACGTCCTCGACCGCACGCCGCCGGCCACGGTCGATCACGTCGCCTGCGAACGGCAGGCTGGTCAGCTTCTGCTCGGTGGTGTTCCAGAACCCGCCGGCCGCCTGCCCTGGCGTGAGCCGCACGCCCTGGCGGATGAGGGCCTGGGCGTCGGCGGTCGGCCGCGCGACCCCGCGCGTGAGCGCCCCGCCGGCACCGCCGAAGACGCCGCCCAGGCCGGCCTGCCCGGCCTTCTTGAGGAGGTAGGTGCCGCCGTCGTCGCCGGCCTCGGTCGGTGCCATGGCGGCCGAGACCGCGCCCTGGCCGACCATCCGCCCGAGCCCGCCCCCGCCGCCCAGGTAGTTCAGCGGGTTCGCCATGTTGCCGCCCATCCGGCCCCAGTCGACGCCCTCGGGGGCCTTGTACTCGGCGTCCCGCTGCCGGACGTAGTCGTCCATGCTCATCGCGCCCGGGGCTACAGCCTGCCGGATCGGGTTGATGGCCTTGTCGGCAAGCTGGGCCGCGCCGACGACCGGGTCCATGAGGCCGGTCAGCACGCGCGAGCCCAGGCCGGTCGGCTCGGGCTTGGGCTCGCCGAACTTGACGCCGCGCCGGTCGAGGATGTACCCCGACGGCAGCGGCGGATCTTCCTCGACCTCGAAGCCGGGCGGCGGATTCGGCACGCTCGTGCTCATGGCACCGGCTCCCACTTGCCGTTGACGAGTTGCAGCCGCTCACCCGACGTCGGGTTGATCGCGAACTTCGGCTTGCCCGGCAGCGCTGCCGGTGCTGAAGCCTCGGGCTTGATGCCGGTGCGCTCGGTGACGGCCTGACCGACCGCCTTGCCCCAGCGCTTCCTGGCGTCGGCCGCATAGGCCCGGCCGCCTTCCAGCTTGGTGATCACGTCCGCGAGATCGTCGGTCTGCGGGTAGATGATGAACTGCTGGGCCCGGGCCGCCTCGCCGGCCGACTGGGCCGCGCCGTACAGCCGGTTCATCTCCTTCGCCGCGTCCTCGGCGAAGTTGGACCGCAGGGCCTTCGCCTCGGGGGTCATGCCGGCAATCGTCTGGAACTTCGACTTGCCGAGCACGCCGGGCACTGCGGAAGCCAGCGACGGGCCGAGCCCGAACGCCGACGGGTTGGCCTGCACCCTGGCGAGCAGGGTCGTCATGTTGTCGTGCGCCTGGGCGGCCTCGGTCGCGTCGTGGACGTTCTTCTCGTAGGTCGCCTTCGGGATGATGCTGCCGCCCGACGTCCCCGGCAGCGGCTCGTACACGGGCTTGCCGTCGACACCGACCTTCCCGGTGGCGCGGTAGGCCCGGCCGTCCTTGCCCCGGATCACCTCGGTGCCGGTGGTGGCGTCGATGCCCTCGAAGTCGGCCTTGCCGGGGCCCGACGCCCCCATCCCGCCGGCCGTGATGTTGGCGACCTGCACCGCCGTCCCACGCTGGTACTCCCAGCCCTCGCGCTTCAGCCGCTCGATCTCCTTGGCCGCATCGATCTTCGCCTGCCGGGTGTTGTTGCCGTCGATGATGTGCTGGTACTGCGCCATCTGGGCCTGGATCTGCTTCAGCTTCAGTTCCTGGCGGTAACCCGGGTCTTCGATGAAGCCGGTGTCGGTCAGCGTCCCGCCCTGGACCTTCATCGGCTCGGCCGCCTCGGCGGCCTGCTTCAGGAAGTGGCCCTGGACGCCCTTGTAGTTGTCGCCGGCATGCTGGGCCGCCAGGGCGAGCAGGAGTTGACTGCCGCCCCGGTCGGCCCGCTTGCCGTAAGCCTCCTGGGCCGCCGTCATGTCGGGCGGGGCGAGCGACTGCTGGTACTCGGTCAGCAGCTTCGCCTGCTTCTTCATCAGGTCGGCGTTCTCCTTTTCCCAGACGGTGTCGGGGTCGACCTGAATAGAGCCCGCAGGAGGCGCTGGGGGGCCTTGTGGCTGGGTAGCCATGGCCTGAGGCAGCATCGTGCCCTGGCGGGGCGGCTGGGCCTGCGGCTGGGGCATCGGTCGTTGCGGGATCGCTTGCGGCGTCGGCTGCGGCGGCGGACTGTCCCAACCCCCGGTCGCCCCGCCACCCAGGCCCGCGACCGGGGCCGGCGGCGGTGGCGGCTTGCCGCGCAAAGCCGCCGAGCGTGCAGCCGCCTGCTGGTCCTCGTGGAGGCCGAGCAGGATGCCGGTGATGTCGAGACCGAACGTGGACATGACGACCCCCTACATGCCCCCGCCCATCGGCAACTGCGCCTCGCCTTGCGTCTGCGCTGCACCGTACATGCGCTTGCGCAGGTCGGCAAGCTGCTGGCCCTGCAGGGCCTGGGCGGCCTGGGCCGACGCATCGGCCTGCATGCCGGTGTAGGCACCGGCACCGGCCTGGGCAAGCTGGCCGAGCATCTCCAGCGGGTGGGGAGCCGTGTCCATCGTGCCGCCCGTGCTGGCCCGGCTGCTGCGCATGCCGGGTGCCTGCATGCCGCCCTGGCGAAGCAGGTTCGCCGTGGCCCGCTGCTGGGCGATCTTCTGCTGCTCGGGCTGGGCCGCGCCCTGCTGCATCAGGTACTCCATCAGCATCTGGTCGCGGTCGGGCCGCTGCTGCTGCGGTGCCACGGGGGCATACGCCATCGGGTCGCTCGGGGGTTGTCCAGGCATCATTTCGGGTTCTCCAGTTCGGTGATCACATCTCTGTGCCAGCGGGTGATCAGCCCGTTTACACGCTGCTTCTCGAGATCCGGCAGGTTGTCCACCCGGATCGCGTTGTCGGCCCGATAGGCGGTGCAGTCGAGGCAGTCGCGCGACGTCTGCTCGCCCATGGCGTAGTACTCGGGCAGGAGGTGCGGGGCGTTGTCGATCACATACTCGCGCACTTCCTGGCGGCCCCAGTCGGCCAGCGGGAAGTGCATCCGCACGCCCCGGTCCTCGTCGCCGTCCTTCAGCGGAGATCTCAGCCGGTCGTCGTTGCGCTGGCCCCGGTAGATGTCGGTCGCGTCGAGCGCCCGGCTTTTCTTGTCGAGCGGCTCCCAGATCGCCCGGTTGCAGCACGAGAAGGCGTCCTGATAGCGGACGTCGTGCGTGCCCCGGGCAAGCTGGCCCATGGCGGTCCAGCGCAGGGGGACGATGTCGACCGGCTGGCCGTAGTGCGGGAGGTAGCGCTCGGTGCGGACCGTGTGGAACGTGTACATCCGCATCTCGTTCGCGACAGCCTGGAGGTACTGCTCGGCGTCCGGGTACGCGCCGTCGGTCAGGACCGTGACGACATGCGCCCCCGCCCTGCTGCTCTTGCGCAGCAGCAGAAGCATGCAGAGGGAGTCGATCCCTCCGGAGAACTGCAGGACGGTGACGGCCATGTCAGAACGCCATGATCCCGGCACCGGCAATCGAGCCGATGCCCGACATCAGCCCGGCCTGCTGCTTCTGCTTGGCGTTGTAGGCGTCCATGCTGGCCCCGTACTGGTCCTTCGCCGCGCCCGTGTAGTCGACCGCGCCGGCCGCCTGGGAGGTGTTGAAGTTGCCGAACTGGGGAGCGCCGACCTGCTGCCCGGACATGAACGCATTCAACTCGTTGAGCGGCATCTGGCGGGCCATCTGCTGCTCGGCGATCTGCTGCTGGCGAAGCTGGTTCTGGTAGTTCGCCGCCTGGAGGTCTTGCCCGAAATTCTGCTGGGTCTGGGCCGCGTTCTGGTTGAAGCCCTGGGCTTGTGCCTGATTCTGGAACGTGCCCGCACCCATCAGTTCGTTCCAGCCCTGCTCGCGGCCCTGCATCTGCATGCCGAACTGGCGCTGCTGCTCCACGCCGCCGGCTTCCAGGGCGTTGTAGCGTTCACGGGACTGCTGGTCGCCGAGTCGTTGTGCCTCCCGGTTCCACTGCTCGCTGCCCCGGGTCAGGCCCATGTTCGCCAGCTTGGCCTCCAGACCGGCCTGGGCCTGCTGGTGCTCGGGCCGCATGCGGTCGAACATCGCGTTCTCGATCCGCTGGCGGCCCTGGTCGTCGGCGGTCGGCATGCTGCCGAGGCTCGCGGTGTTCAGCCCGGACATCAGGCCCTGGCCCGCGCCCTGGAGTTGCCCGGACTGGGGCACCTTGCCCATCGCCTGGAGGTTGCCCCAGTCGAAGTCCTTCGAGACCGCCTCGTTGGCGCGGCCGAGCATGCCCTGGGCGGTGCCCATGAGGCCCTTGCTGATCGCCATCTCGGAGTCGACGGCGGCCTGCTGGTCGGGCGATAGCTGGGTGCTCTGCGACCACTTGTTGATCGTCTGGCCGGTGGCAGGGTCGACCACGGCCTGGGTCGACCATGACGTCTTGTTGCCGTACATGTCCGTCTGGTCGGGACGGTTCGCCCAGTCGGCCTGGGTCTGCGCCTGCTGGCTGCTCTTGGCCGTGGCCTCGGCCTGGGCCCGGTAGTCGGGCGGCGGCGGCGGTGCTGACTTCTTGCCCATGTCAATGCGTCCTGTGCGGTGAGATCCACTTGCAGTCGTCGCGCTTCATCCGCATGACGATCAGCGACCCGTCGGGATGTGCTCCCTCAAGCTCCACCACGGTCTCGAAGCCGAGCCGGGTGTCGATGTCCTGGGCCGTGTCGTTCCCGCTCGGGACGAACGCCAGCACCTGGGAGCAGCCCATCGTGTTGAAGGGGTAGTCGAAGGCGGCGTGCAGGATCGCCTTGTCGATCCAGCCCGGCTCGCCGGCCATGTGCATCACCACGCTCGCGCCGTTGTAGCTGTCGTAGCCGACCACGCCGCGCAAGTGCCCGTCGATGTGACTGAGGCTCCCGATGGCGCGGAAGAACGGCGACGGCATGTAGCCGATCCGGTCGCAGATCCAGCGCATCAGGCCGATCTGGTTCTCGGTGGTGATCACAGGATGCCTCCCTGCTCGACCAGGGCCTGCCAGCCGACGAAGATCGTGTCGGCCGCGCCCCGCACGCGCATCGCCAGGGAGCCGTACCTGCCCGTGCCGGACGCGCCGGCCCAGCCCTCGTAGCTTTGGCCCTCGCCGTCCCACGTCGCCAAGTCCCACGTCGCGACGTCCCAGAGGTTCTCGCCGGCCCCGAGGTAGGGCGGCACGCTGCTCGGTGCCCCCAGGTTCCATTCGGCGTTCAGACGTGTCTGCACGCCTGGGGCCGAGGACGAGATGAAGCTCGGCCGGACCATCAGGAAGCGCTTGACCCGGATGCCCTCGCCCATCGGCAGGAAGGCGGTCACGCAGACGGCCTGG